GGCTGCGCGCTTTGGTATCGACAAACCCGTTTCACCCGCGCCGGCTGCCGCCGGCATACAACACCAGGAGCACATTATGCCTAACCCGAATCCGGCGGCTATTCAACCGACCGCACTGGATGCCCAGGCCGCACTGCAGGCCGGCATCAAAGCCGAATCCGACCGCCGCAGCGGCATCAAGGCGGCATTCGCCAAGTTTGCCCACGTCGACGGCGTTACCGCGCTGGCCGATCAGTGCGAAGCCGATATTGCCTGCACCGTGCAGGCCGCTGGCGAAAAACTGCTGGCACACCTGGCCAAAGATGCTGCGCCGGTAGCGCATGTCGTGGTAGTAGAAGACGAACGCGACAAATCCCGCGCCGGCATCAGCAACGCCATCATGGCCCGCGCCGGCCTGGACAAGCAAGACACCGCCAACCCGTATCGCGGCTACAGCCTGACCGAGCTGGCCCGCGCCTCGCTGGAAAAAGCCGGCACCAAAACCGGCCACCTGGACAAAATGAGCCTGGTGGCCGCAGCGTTTACGCACTCGACCAGCGATTTCACCAATCTGCTGGCCAATGTCGCCAACAAATCGATGCTCAAGGGCTACGAAGAAGCCGAAGAGACCTTCAAGTTGTGGACCGCCAAAGGCACGCTGACCGACTTCAAACCGGCCAAGCGTGTGGACATCGGCGCCTTCCCGGCGCTGGCACAGGTGGCCGAAGGCGCCGAATACAGCTACGGCACCGTTGGCGACCGGGGCGAAACCATCCAGCTCGCCACATACGGCAAGATGTTCAGCATCACCCGTCAAGCCATCATCAACGACGATCTGGACGCATTCACCAAGATCCCGATGCGCATGGGCCGCGCAGCAATCCGCACAGTGGGCAACCTGGTCTACGCCGTGCTGACCGGCAACCCGACCATGAGCGACGGCGTGGCGCTGTTCCACGCCAACCACGCCAATCTGCTGACCGGCGCCGCCATCAGCACCACCAGCGTCGATGCGATGCGCGTGGCCATGGCCAAACAGGCAGACACCAACACCAACGCGCTCAACATCCGCCTCGGCTACCTGATTGTGCCGGTGGCGCTGGAAGGCGCCGCCAAGGTGGTGCGCGATTCCGAATTCGAAGTGGGCGCGTCCAACCGCAACAACACCGTGCCGAACCCTGTGCGAGGAACCTTCGAAGTGATCAGCGACGCCCGCCTCGATCTGGTGAGCGCCAGCAACTGGTTCGGCGCCGGCAACCCGGCCATCTACGACACCATCGAAGTCGCTTATCTGGATGGCGTGGAAACCCCGACGCTGGAGCAGGAAAAAGGCTGGAACGTCGACGGCGTCGAATTCAAGGTGCGCCTGGATGCCGGCGTCAAGGCGCTGGACTACCGCGCGCTGGCGAAAAACCCGGTTTAACCCGACTGACTGAGCAAGCCGCCCCCTGAGGGGGCGGACGGCCAAGCGACAAAGGACAAGCACCATGACTACGAAATTCGTACAGCCCGGCGAGGTGATCGATTACACCGCTGGCGCCAACAAAACCAGCGGCCAGCCGGTGCTGGTCGGCACCAAGCTGGGCATCTGCCTGGCGGATATTGCCAACGGCAGCACCGGCCCGGTGGCCATGACAGGTGTTTACACCGTCACCAAGCTGACCGCCGACGTCGTCACTCAGGGCGCCGCGCTGTATTGGGATAACGGCAATAGCCGCCTGACCACCACCGTGGGCAGTAACGTCTACGCCGGCTATGCGTTTGCGGCCGCCGGCAACGGCGTCACCAGCGTCAACATCAAGCTCAACGCCTGATCATGCCTGCCCTATTCGCCGCACTCGAATCCCGCATCAATCTGGCTGTCAGCAGCCGGCTTGCCAACGCGCAAGCCGCGATTGCCGGCGCGGCGCCGGTTGCGGGTATTTTCGAGCGCCGCGCGGGCGATGCGCTGAGCTACATCAGCGGCAATCGCCCGGTGTTTCAGTGCGCAGAATCGCTGGCGCCTAACGTGCAGGAGGGTGATGTGATCCACATCACCACCGATACCGGCGCCGTGTTGTTTGACGGCGAAGTGGCGCGTGTCGAGCCGGATGGCTCAGGCTGGTTGTTGCTACATCTGCAGGAGCAATCCTGATGCCACACGCCCGCACCCAGATCCGCAACGCAGTGATTGCGCGGCTGGCAAACCTGCCACAGACCGGCAACCGCGTCTATCCCGGCCGCACACTGCCGATTGACCCGGAACGGCTGCAAGGCCCGGCCCTGCTGGTGTTCTGCGGCGATGAGCCTGAAATCGAGCGCATCACCGTGGGCGATCCGGCAGTGGAAGAGCACGGCCTGATGCTGCATGTGCATGGCGTAGCGAAAACCCGCGTCGACCTGGAAGACGTGCTCGACCAGATCGCGCTGGAAGTGCAGACCGCCATGTCGCCGGCCGGCATCGGCAAGGATTGCGAACTGAAATCGATCCAGTCCGGGCTGGACGAGTCGCTGGAAAAACCCTGCGGCCTCATCAGTCTGAACTACCGGATCACCTATCACGTCATGTCGGATGCGCCGGGCGTGCTGATTTGAGAATGAGCATGAGCGAAACCAGCAAGGCATTACACGAAACCCTGATCCGCGCGGCCAAGATGGCCCTCGCGGCATGGGAAAAATGGCTGGCGGGCCAAACCGCCAAATGAAACTTCGGCCAGCAGCCCCGCAATCGCCGCGCTGCCAGCCAAACGAAACACCCATCCGGGCACGCTGACTCGCCGCGCCGCACAGGCCCCGCCAGTTGATTTGCCTCCCCGGTTTTATCCGGAGAGCAAGTCATGGCAACAGTTAAAAAATGGAGCAACGTCGCAATCGCGATGCAGTCCGCACTCGGCGCGGCAAAAACCATCACCGGCATCACCGTCGGCGCCACCGCCACGGTCACCAGCACCGCACACGGGCTGTCGAACGGCGCCTACGTACTGCTGACCGTGCAAGGCATGCGACAGGTAGACGGCCGGATTTTCCGCGTCTCGTCGTCGACCGCCAACAATTTCGTCCTCGAAGGCGAAGACACCTCGGCATTCGATGCCTTCACCTCCGGCTCGTGCCAGGAAATCACCTTCGGCACCTCGATCACCACCGCCACCTCGGTGAGTGGCTCCGGCGGCGATTTCGGCTTCATCGACACCACCACCATCCACGATAACGCCAAAACGCAGATCCCTGAGCTGCCCAACGCTGCCAGCTACAGCATGGACAACATCTGGGACATCAGCGACGCCGGCCTTCGCGCCATGAAACAGGCGTCGGACGCGCAGGCCAAACGCTGCTTCAAATTCACCTTTGGCACAGGCGGCCAGATCATGCTGTTCAACGGCTACGTCGGCGCATCGCTGCTGCCGGGCGGCCAGGCGCAAGGCATGGTTACCACCGGCACCGTGATCACCATGCACGGTTCCCCGACCTACTACGCGAGCTGATAAGCCATGAGCAAATTATCCGAAAAACTGCGCCGCGCACGTGAGAAGAGCATCCAGGTGCGCGAGCACAGCTTCACCATTTTGCGGCCCACCGATCTGGACATGCTGGAGTTCCGCGGCGAAATCTCGCCGCGCCAGCTGCTCAAGTTCGTGGTCGGCTGGGGCGACACCGTCACCGAGCTGGCGCTGAAACTTCCCGGCGGCGATCCGCACCCGCTGCCGTTCGACGGCGAAGCGCTGGTGGAGTGGGCGTCCGACGATGCCGAGCTGTTTGCCGCGCTGATCAACGCCATCACGGGCGCTTATGCCGAGCACCAGGCGGCAGTGGCAGAAGCCAAAAAAAACTGACGGACTGGCTCGAAGCGCAAGACCTGCCGCTCGGGCCGCCGCCACTACCACCTGAACTGCGCCCAGTCGTCCGGGCGTGGAACATGATGGGCTGCCAGATCGACTGGTCTGCGCTGCCCTTGATTGCCGATCTGCTCGGCTTTACCGAGCTGGAAACACTGATCGATCAACTGTGCGCCCTGCGCGACCGGAAAACCGATGGCGAATGACGTAAAAATCGTACTCACGGCGCAAGATAAAGCCAGCAAGGATATTGACCGCGTAACGGGTCGAGTCGAAGCGCTGGAGAAAGCGTCGTCGCTCGTCGCGTCCCGCATGGCTGCCGTCGGCGGGGCGATTGCTGGCGTGGTTTCTATTGCCTCCGGTCTGGCGCTGTCGAAGCAGTTTATCGATATGGCAGACAGCATGTCGCTGCTGCAGTCGCGGGTGAAACTGGCAACCAGTGGCGTTGCAGAATTTGCGCAAGTGCAGGCCGATCTGTTCGCGCTGGCGCAGCGCAATTCGGTTAGCCTGGAAGAAGTCGCGGGCGCGTATTCGCGCCTGTCTGATCCGGTCAAGCGGCTTGGAGGTGGCTCGAAAGAGGCGATTGGCATCATCGATGCGCTGAGCAAATCGCTGAAGATCAGCGGTGCCAGCGCGCAAGAGTCGGCTGCGGCCATCCAGCAGTTCGGCCAAGCCATGGGCAGCGGCAAGTTGCAGGGCGACGAGTTCAAGTCGCTGGCAGAATCCGCGCCGCGTTTCATGAAAGCCCTCTCCGAAGGCTCCGGCATTGCAGCCGAGAACCTGAAGCAGATGGCGTCTGACGGCAAGCTGACTGCAGATGTGGTCGGTAACGCCTTGCTCACATCGCTGGAAAAGCTCAACGCCGAAGCGGCGCAGATGCCCGATACCGTCGGGCAGGCGATGACACGTCTGAAAAACGACATCGCCAAGGCGGTGGACGAAATCAACCAGGCTGGCGGCCTTAACGGTGGGCTGGCCGGCATGATCGGCGATGCCGGACAGCTGATTGGCCCGATCAAGCAGGAGATGATTGAGGCGTTTCAGGCGGTGTCGCTGTGGGTCGAAAACAACCGTGACGGGTTGATTGAGATTGGCCGTGCCGCAAAAGGGGTGGTTAGTGATTTATGGCGCATGGTTGAGGCATGGGCGCGTATCGAAGGGTTTGTCGCTGAGGCGAAAATCCAGTCTGGACTAATAAAAACTGTTCTGGAGTCAGTGCGCATCATCCTTGCCGGCATTGAAGACGGCATCACCATCATCGGCGCTGCGTTCGTCAAGGTCGGCGCGGATGTTGTTGACGTGCTCTACAAGCCGCTCGGCAACCTGATGCTGGCCTACGGCAACGCGTTGGAGATGATCGGCAGCAACAGCGCCAGGTGGTGGCAAGAGACGGGCGATCGCATCCGCCACACCACCGACGCGGCGCATCAGTATGCCGACGGTGTGCATGACGCGTTCGCCAATCACGAATCAGCGCTTGGCCGGCTGAACGACCAGCTTGAGAGCAACGTCGATGCGCAGGCCGAAGCCGGATCTGCTGCGGCCACGGCGGGGGTTGCGCTGGCGGAGCAAGGCAAGGCCGCCGCGAAAGCTGCTGCTGGTTATGCCAAGCTGCACTCATCCATCAAGGGCGACGACGACAAAGGCAAGGGGTCAGACCCGTATCAGAGCCTGCTGGAAAATCTGCGCCGCCAGCTGGCCGGAACCGAAAAGCTCAACGCCGTCGAAAAACTCAACATCGAGCTGCAAGAGCAGAAATACGCCAAACTCAGCCCGCTGCAGACGGCGCAGTTGCGCGCAGTGGCGTCGCAAATCGATGCGCAGCAGCGGCTGGCCGCTGTACGCAAGCTGGACGAAGCCGACGAGGCGTCTCGGGTAGCGTGGACGCAGCGCCACGGCAAGGCGCTGGCCGACGAAGAGCAGGCGATCTGGGACAAGGTCGAGGCGCAGATTCAGGCCACGCGGGTGATCGGGCTGAGCAAGACCGCCACCGAAGAACTCACACTCGCTGATATGGAGCAGCAGCTTGTATGGCGCGAATCGCTGAACCTGAACGATGACGTCACCGAGTCACTGAAGCGGCGTATCGCCGCGCAAAAGCGGCTGGTGTACGCCACGCAGGAAGGCGAGATCAAGCAATCCGGCATTGATGCGGCCAAGGCAGCTGCGGATGCTCACAAAAAAGCTGCGGAACAGGCCGCCGCAGAGTGGCAGAAGGTGGCGGACCGTATTGACCAGTCGTTCCACGATGGTTTTGTACGGGCACTGGAGAGCAGCGGCAACGAGTGGGACGCCTTTGTTGACTCAATGCGCACATCGCTGAAGGCGGCGATTGCTGACGGCTTGTATCAGATCACTGCCCGCCCGATCGTTTTGAGTATTGTCGGCGCCTTTGCCGGAGGCTCTGGCGCTGCGGGTCAGGCGGGCGCTGCTTCTGGCGCTGCATCATCCGCCAGTAACGGATTGAGTATTGTGTCTGGCCTACAGACAGCATGGTCGGGCATCAATGGCGGCATCAGCAATGCCGCGGCCGCTTTTGCAAAATCTGGGTTTGGTCAGGCAGCCGGCCTGTCCACTGCGCCGGTAGAGCTGGCCGGGCCGACCATGACCGGCGAGGCGTTGACCGGGACAGCGCTGACCGGTGCTGGGGCGACATTTGCCGCTTCTGCCGGGCCGGTGCTGGGTGTGCTGGCCGCATCCTATGCCATTGCAGAAATGAATAAGGGTGGCTGGGGATCTGACAACAACGCGAAGAACTACGCCAAAGACTTTGCGTTATTCGGCGGAACTGCCGGCGTGGTGGTTTTTGACCGCCTGTTCGGCCATAACCGCACTGTCAGCAACGACGCGCAGGGCATCACTGGCACGTTCGACCTGAGCGGGTTCGAGGGACAAAGCTACCAGGAGCGCAGCCAGAAGGGCGGCGCATTCCGCTCTGACCGCCGCTGGACTGACTACAGCGCCATCGGCAGCGACATGGACAAGGCGCTGGATTCGATGCTCAAGCAGGCTGTTTCCGGCGTGCAGACCATCGGCAAGGCGCTGAACGTCGAAACCGAAAACGCGCTGCAGGGCTTCTCGCATACGTTCGCGTTGCAGTTGAGCGAAAACGGCGACATGAGCAAGGCTGGCGAAAAGATCGCTGCCGAAATCAAAAAAGTGCAGGACGAACTGGCGACTCGGCTGGTGCCGAACATTGCCGACTTCGCCCGTTATGGTGAGAGCGCCAGCGATACATTCTCGCGCCTGAATCAGGAAGTGGCCGCAACCGACGCCATCCTGCTGGCGATGGGTAAAAACGCCAGCGAGGCATTTGGTGCGGTTGGATTGGCGTCAATCAAGGCCCGCGAGGATTTGATTGATCTTGCCGGCGGGCTGGATAAGCTCGCCAGCAAAACGCAGGTGTATTACCAGGCGTATTACAGCAGTAACGAGCAGCTGCAGCTGGCGGCCCAGCAAGCGCAACAGGTGCTGGTCAGCGGCTTCGCTGACGTCGGCCAGAGCATCCCGGCCAATCGCAAGGCATTCCGCGATCTGGTCGAAGCGCAGGACTTGAGCACTGAATCTGGCCGCAAGCTCTGGAATCAGTTGCTGGACTTGTCCGACGAATTCGACACGGTGCAGAGGCTGGCGGATGCATCGGCAGAATCGCTGAAATCTGCCAAGCAAGCGCAAGCCACGCTGTTCGACACTTTCGCCAGCGACGCTCAAAAGCTGGACGCAGCCAAGAAGCTGGTTAGCGATACATTCGCCAGCATCGGCAAGGATGTTCCGGCCAGCGCGGCTGCATTCTTGCAATTGGCGCAGTCCATCGACCCGGCAACAGAGGCCGGCCAGCAGATGGTTGCGGCTCTGGCCAAGGTCAGCAACGCTTTTGCTTACGTGCAGACCAGTGCCGCAAGCGCAGCAGAAGCCGCCAAGGCGCAAGCGCAGGCGGCGGCCAATGCTGCGGCATCCGCGTATTTCTCGGCAATCGATTCAGTCAATCAGGCAGCGTCGCTGAATGGAGAAGGTCAGTCTGCTATTGATGCGCTGTTTGGCTCAATTGGCGATCAAGCCAAGGCTGCGGCAGAGGCACAAGCCAGCGCTGCGGCAGAAGCCGCGCAGGCGTGGAAATCAGCCACGCAGTCTATCAAGTCGGCGCTGGATAACCTCCGCTCCGGAAGCCTGTCGACATTGTCGCCAGAAGCGCGTTACCGCATGCTACAAGCGGAGTTCCAGTCGACTGCAACGGCTGCGCAGTCGGGCGACTCTGCAGCGGCTGGTAAGCTGGGCCAGATTGCAACTGACTTTCTACAGGCAAGCAAAGACTACAACGCCAGCAGTGAGGCGTTCCAATCTGATCGCGCTGCTGCCGATGCCGCACTGTCGAAATCGTTGCAGTACGCGCAGGCGCAAGCCAGCACGCAGGATGTCATCGCCAACGCCAGCCGTTCGGCAGTAACCGAGCTGCAGTCGCTCAATACCAATCTGAGCGGCTTTGCCAAGCAGGCGCTGGAAATGCTGCAAAAGGGCTATGCCGGTGTAGACCGTGCTGGCGCAACCGATGCGGTCGGCAAGCTGGCGCAGATGCAGTCTGATTTTGATAAGTGGTTCTCTACCACCAAGCAGGGTGACTCCGCATCGTTTGACCAAGGTACGTTTACCCGTCTTGGCGACAACCTCGCGTCGTTTGTGTCCTCGTCGGGCGCCGTAGACTATCTGCGCGCCAACGAAGGGTTGCTGGATATCGCCAAGCGCATTCCGGCAATCCGCGATGCGTGGGAAAAGCAATACGGCGTCAAGCTGCCAAGCTACGCGGTAGGCACCTCTTATGTGCCGGAAGACCAGATCGCGCAGATTCATCAGGGCGAAATGATTATTCCGGCCTCTGCTGCCGCGCAGTTGCGCAAGTACGGCATGAGCAATCAAGTCGACAGCGGCCTGCAGGCAGAAATACTGGCAGAGCTGCGCGCCACGCGACAAGGGCAGCAGCAGAGTTATAACGCGATGCAGCAGCAGCTGGCAGCGAGCAACGCTCGACTGATGGAAATGAACAAGCGGCTGGCTGCAGTTGAGGATCAGGCTCGGCTGACGAGGGCGGGGCAATGAGCCAAATCTATCTGGCCGAAATCAGCGCCTACGATCCCGCTCTGCCCGGCCTGCGCACGCTGCGCTATTGCACGGGCATTGGCTACACCACGGGCGCTGCCGATACGCCCGCGCACACTTACTATGAGCCGCGGATCCAGCAGCCAGCCAACATGCAGCGTTCGCTGGCCAGTGGTGCCGGTACTCGCGGCGCCACCCGCGTGGGTTATGGCGAGCTGGTTTTGGTCAATCTGGATGGCGGGCTTGATCCGCTGGTGGATTACGGTTTTGACGGCCGCGCCATCAGTATCAAGCTCGGCACCCAGCGCCCGTGGCAAGCGCCAGTTTGGACAACAGTCATCACCGGCACCATGGCCCGCGCTGATTTCAGCTGGTCGCAACTGACTATCTCATTGCGGGATCGTCAGGCCGAGCTTAACGCACCACTGCAGACCGTTACCTATGCCGGCAACAACGTACTGCCATCTGGCTTGGAAGGGGTCGCCACCGATATCAAGGGTAAAGAAAAGCCACGCCTGTATGGCTACGGCTGGCAGTTATCCCCGGTGTTGGTCAACACCAGCCGCTTGATCTACCAGATCAGCGATGCCGCGCTGCAGTCGGTGTCGGCGGTTTATGACCGTGGCGCGACGTTGACCGCCGGGTCGGCCTATTCCAGCCAGGCGGACATGGAAACCAACGCGCCCAGCGCTGGCCAGTATCGAGCCTGGCTCGCTGGCGGCATGTTCCGCCTGGGCGCATCGCCTGCCGGCCAGATCACTTGCGATGCCATTGCGGGTGCCAGTTCGGCCAATCGCACTGCGGCGCAGATCGCCAAGCAGGTGCTGCTGGATACTGGAATCAGCAGCGGCGACATCAGCAGCAGCGATGTCACTGCACTGGACAGCGCCACCGGTGCAGAAATCGGCTACTGGCTCGACAGCGCCGCCACTTCGCAACAGGTGCTGGATGCGGTGCTTGGCTCTGTTGGTGCATGGTGGGGCGTGGATCGCCTCGGCAAGTTCCGCATGGCTCGTTTCGAGGCCCCGAGCGGCACGCCGGTTGCCACGCTCACCGAAGTCGAAATCATCAAGATTGACCGCATACCGGGTGCTGATATCGCCATCCCGGTGTGGCAAGTCACGCTTAGCTATCAACCCTATGCCACCACGCAGACCAACGATCTGGCCGGAAGTGTTACTGACGCCCGTCGCGCCGAGTTGGCAGAGCCGGTGCGCAAGGTGGTCGCCGCCGACAGCAGCATCAAAACCCTGCATCCGCTGGCAGAAACGCTGGAAGTCGAAACCCGCATCGCCGATGCCACGGCAGCGCAAACCGAAGCCAATCGCCTGCTGGCGCTCTACAAGGTGCGCCGCGATACATTGTCTGTGCGCGTGGCGCTCGATGCCGATCTGGCTGCGGCCATTGATCTGGGTGCGGTGGTATCGGTGGCCGTGCCGCGTTACGGCTACACCGGCGGGCGCCTGATGCGTGTCACTTCCATTCGCACCGACCTGCGCGGCGGTGTACTCGATTTAACTTTGTGGGGCTGACATGGCATCACGCACATTAATCGCCTACGGCAACCGCATCGACGAGGCCACGCTCAGCGGTGGCACGTGGATATCGACGCTGCCGCTGGCCAATCTGCAAAACCGGCTGATCGCCAAGGTGGCTCGCACCAGCGGCGTAACCACTGGCGCAACCAAGTTTGACCTGGACATCGGCCGTGCGCGGCGCATCGGCATGTTGGCGCTGATCGGTCATAACCTGACTGTCGTCGCCAAGGTGCGCGTGCGCGGTGACGACGCCAACGACTTCGCCACGCCGTTGTATGACAGCGGCTGGGTCGACGTCTGGCCGTCCGGCATGATTCCGCAGGAGTTGCTGGAGTGGGAAGAAGACAACTTCTGGCTCGGCACGCTCAGCGATCAGGCCCGCGCCGGTTACCAGTCACCGTTCATCCATCGCGTGGCCACGCTGCCCAGCCTGCGCTACTGGCGCATTGAAATCGACGATACCACCAACAGCGATGGCTACATCCAGATCGGCCGCGTGTTTCTGGCGGATGTGTGGCAGCCAACCTATGGGCCGACAGTAGGGGCCGCACTGGGTATGGATGACACCACGCCTATCGAATCCAGCCTTGGCGGCAGCGAGTATTTCGACGCCCGCTCCAAGCCGCGCGTGCATCGCTTTGACCTGCGGGCGATGAATAAATCCGAGGCCTATAGCCGCGTGCTGGATCTGCAAAACCTGCTCGGCATCGCCGGTGAAATCCTGATCGACCCCGATTATGCGGATCTGGAAAACAAGCCGCGCCGCGCATTTGTCGGTCGCCTGCGCAGCTTGGCGCCAGTGGTGGAAAGCAGCGCGGGTGTTTACGACACCAGCTTTGAGATTCGAGAGGTTTTCTGATGAGTTCGGTTTATTTCGATCCGGCTGTGGGCGGCGATGGCAGTACGGTCAGCGACGACAGCAACCCGACAACAGGACTGGCAAACGGCGGGCATCGTACCCGGATGGTTCCAGCGCTGGCGCAAACCGTTGCCGTGGCTGGTTTCGTGGCCGACAAAGCCGCAGATGCGGCAACAGCAGAAGCCATCGCCACGGCTGCGGCTATTGGTCTGGCGCAGTTCAACGACATTTATCTCGGCGCAAAGACATCCGATCCGACACTGGATAACGACGGCAACCCGCTGCAGGTTGGGGCGCTGTATTTCCGAACCACTGGCACGGTAGGCCTCAAAACCTATACCGGCAGCGCATGGGTTTATCCCGCACTGTCGTCGGCGGTGGCTTCCGGTGTCAGCGTTACGCCAACCGGGAATCTGACATCTTCGGATGTGCAGGCAGCACTGGCAGAGCTGGATGGCGACATAACAGCGAGCCGAAAAGAGGTGGTGAGCCTCATTAGTACCAACACCAACGCAGCGGTGCAAAACACCTACATCGCCACTGCCGCGCTGACGCTCACCTTGCCAGCATCACCATCGACTGGTGATTGGGTGGATGTCGTCAATCAGACCGGGTCACTGACAGGGTTGGTGATTGGCCGCAACGGCAAAAATATTCAGGGTTTGGCGCAGGACATGACAGTGAATCGTCTCAATGTCGCATTCCGCCTGCTGTGGTCTGGTAACTCAACGATTGGATGGGTGATCAAGTGAGCAATTTATCTCAGTTTTTTGGTGGAGATAACCCGCCAACGGCATTGCTGGGCGGAACGCCGAACGGGTCCAATGTATATGACGTCTACAGCGCGATTTCGGCGTCGCGTTTTAGCCTGCCGGTGATCTCATCTGGCTCGATGACGGCGGGCGTTTACAAAAACGTGCTGACGGTTAACAGCAGGGGAGTGCTGAATTTTGCAGCGTTTGGCTCTATCGGTGGGCCGCGCACCATCAGCCTGCGCATCACTATCGACGGCACGGTAGTGTACGTCGCGACCACTAACAGTGGCAGTGATCGTGGTTTAGTTGGTGCGGGCGCATTGATATGGGATACAACACTATATTCCAGCATCGCTCTAGACCAGATTCCGTTCAACACGTCGCTGGTGATCGATGTCGCCAGCAGTGATACCACAGGCGGCAATCTCGCCATCGGCTACAGGACGAATTGATATGAGCGAACAATACGTCACCACCACGCTGCCGTCTGGCGCGCAAATCACCGTGCTGGTTGCCGACCCAATTGTTGGCGCAACTGTTGCCAATAGCCGCGTCACAAAGCTGGCTTTCCGTAATCGCTTCACACCGGCAGAAAAAGCCGCCCTGTATACCGCAGCAAAAACAAGCGTCGATATCCAGATATATCTGGATGATGTAAACGCCGCGACATTCATTGACCTGCAACGGACTGACACTCGGGCCAGCGTTCACGCCCTGGAATCGCTTGGCTTGATTGCGGCAGGCAGGGCAGATCAGATTCTGGACGCGCCTGTAACGCCAGATGAGGCCCCGAGATGAGCGTTCAACTGGCTTTATACAAAGCTCCGGGCGACATTTTTAACCGCCTTATCCGCTGGTGGACAAACTCACCATATAGCCACTGCGAGCTGGTCGTTCGCGGCACCTGCTACAGCAGCAGCGTTCGCGATGGCGGTGTTCGGGCAAAGGTCATGGCGCTGCCATCGGACAAGTGGGACGTGATCGAGCTGCCATGGGCCGATGACGACAGTGTCACAGACTGGTTTATCGAGCACGAGCGCGACCGATACGGCTGGCTTGATCTGCTGACCGGGCAAATCCTCGGTATGCAGCGCGACCATCGCGGCGTGTTTTGCAGCGAAGCCTGCGCCAAGGCGCTCGGCCTGCGCAACAGCACGCGCATGAGCCCGCAGGCGTTGCTGGATGCATGCCTAGATATCAATAAAAACGCAGTGTTTATCTGTAAAACCTGAAAGGCCGAGATGAGCCCAACCCCAGAGCGCCGCGCGGTAGACCCGTGGCGGGCAGAGATGCAGGAAAAAATCGAAGGCCTGGAAAAAAAGCTGGATGAAAACACCGAGCTGACCCGTGAGCTCAAGGGCATTCTGGAAACGCTGCGCGGTGGCTGGCGCTTTCTGGGCTGGCTGGGCAATGCCCTGAAATTCTGGCTGGGCATCGCCGCTGCAGCTGGCGCTGCATGGGCCGCGTTTTGGCCGCACGGCCCCAAATAACCGGAGGCAGGCATGAGCTTCGAAACCGCATTCCGCTTCACTCTCGGCCACGAGGGTGGCTACGTCAACGACAGCCGCGACCCCGGTGGCGAAACCAAATACGGCATCAGCAAGCGCAGCTACCCGTCAGTTGACATCAAATCACTGACGCTGGAGCAGGCCAAGGCCATCTACCAGCGCGACTACTGGCAGGCCGCCAGCTGCGAGCGCATGCCGCCTAAAATCGCCATTGCCGTGTTCGATTCCGCCGTGCACCACGGCCCGAAAACCGCTATCAAACTGCTGCAGCGAGCGCTGAGAGTCGCTGATGACGGCGAATATGGCCGCATCACCCACGGCACACTGCAGAGCCGCGATACCAACGACACGCTGGAGCTGCTGCTGGCTCAGCGCGCCATCTACCTGACAACCTGCCCAGCGTGGCCGACCTACAGGCTCGGCTGGCTAAAGCGGTTGTTTAACCTGGCCCGGAGCAATTTCGCATGAGCCCGCTGCTGCTCGGCCCGCTGGTGGATCTGGTTGGGAAAATTTCCGACAAGGTCTGGCCCGATCCGGCCAAAAAAATCGAAGCCCAGACCGCGCTGCTGCAGATGCAGCAATCCGGCGAGTTGGCGATGCTGGAAAAGCTCGGCCAGAGCGACAGCGCGCAAGTCGAAGTCAACAAGATCGAAGCCGCCAGCGACGACAAATTCAAAAGCTACTGGCGCCCGGCGCTGGGCTGGGTGTGCGTGGCGGGTTTTTCGTATCAGCTGCTGGCGCGTCCGATGCTGATCGTTGCTGGCTATGCTGCGCCGTCGCTGGACATGGAAACGCTGGCATCGCTGACCTTCGGCATGCTTGGCCTGGGTGCGATGCGCACAGTGGAAAAACTACGGAAATAAAAAATGGCCAACGTATACACATCAGACTTTAATTCCGCCACGGTAGGCTCAATTGCCCCATCATGGGCAAATAAAATCGGCACGTTTGCTGTCGCTTCAGCTGGCGGCGTGATCGGCTCACGCTACGATGTCAGCGTCAGCGCCCACACCAGCGGCGGGCGGGTTGTGCAGCGCACGTTTCAGGTGAGGGTGGTGGAGTAGCCTGCTTTCCTTTCTATGCTGCGGCCTCATGCAGCACAGAGGGCAGCGAGTGCGCCGACAGCCACAATTGGAACTTGGCCGTTTCCAGCGGCTGTATATCTGTCCATCCGAGAGGCCACCCCATCAGCCATTCCTGGTTGGTTGGGTGCGGTCTGCCAAACACTGTGACGAACGAGCGAGCGGACGGCCATTTCTGCATTGAGGCCGCAGAGTAGTTTGCTTTTGTCGTCGGCGTATGCAAGAAGCCAATGCCTCTCCCGAACGTGGTCACCACCCAGGTCTTCCGCTCCAAGGGAAATTGCCCTGGTTTCGTAACCCATCGTTTCGAGGTCGTCGCACGCCGCGTCAATCGCTTCTGCTGAGACATTCTCGGCCCAGACAAACCGGGGAGCGACATCTGCCACGACCCGTCGCATTTCCGGCCAGAGGTTTTCTGCAATGTTTCGCCCTCGAGCTGCGGTGCTAAAGGCTTGACATGGAAACCCGCCAGATACGACATCAGCAACGCCTCGCAACGGGCGTCCGTCAAATGTTCGAACGTCATCCCATATTGGGAAAGGCGGCAGAAGTCCGTCATTTTGCCGCTGGGCAAGAACACTCGCCGCATATGGGTTGTATTCAACGGCGCAAATTGTGCGCCATCCAAGGAGGTGGCTTCCGAGTATTCCGCCACCAGCGCCTGCGAAAAGAGCCAACTCATTCAAGTGTTTTCCTCTTATTCGTAGTCTGCGTTGAAATCACGTACCGCAGTCTCATACGCTTTTTTCAGTTCATCGCTGCCGGTTTCTACGCAGCGAATTGCATCCTCGTGGCCCATTGCTGCGGCTCTGGCCATCATTACATCGTTCTCCTCGTCGGAATCCATCATGCCGTCGAGGATGTAGCAAGCCTCGGCGCATCCGGCGTTTTTTACAGACGAAGCCTCGGCCAACAAAATTTGTTTTGCCATGTCACGCATTTGGCAAAGCTGATTCGGCGTCATGCCGATCTGGCTGATTTTTGCGAAGTCCAGCATTGCCTTGGCCATTTCAATTTTGTTCATGATGATCCCCTTCGGTTGATTTGCGATTCGATGAGTTAATTATAACCATTTGAATGGTTATTGCAAGGGGTTTATTTATCGCCCTTCGGCCACGGCCCAGCAGCACAGATCGCCTTGTAGCGGCGATTTATCCTGACCATCGCATTACGGATGCCGCCTTCGCTCATGCCCGTCTGCGTGGCTGCTTGTGCCACTGTGAGGCCGTCCACTAAAACCAGTTTTGCGGCTTCGGAAATAGCGCCGCTGCGGCCCGTCAGGCACAGCTTAAATTGCTCCAGGGTCATCAGATCACCCCCGCAACGATATCGCCCAGCCGGATGGGGTCTTCGTCAACCAGGCGCTTGGTGGCGGTGAGGCTGGCATGCCCCAGCAGCTCAGCGATATGGCGCAGATCAAAGCCCTTGCGTGCCAGTCGCACCGCGAATGTCCGCCGGGCCGCCAGTGCGTTGGCGCCTTCGACGCCGGCTTGTGCGTGTAGCTTGCGGAATCTCTGGCTCAGGCTGTCGCATGAGTAGCTGACAGCGCCTGCCCGCGTAACCCGCTTTGTCAATTGGTAGGGCTGGCCGTCATCACGCAACACCAGCGGTGAATCAGGATCGAGGCCGCGATATGCCGCCGTGCGGGTGGTGATGCCGTGGCCACGCTTCAGCCGCGCTTCCAGATAGGCATCAACGGAACCGACCACTTTGGTATTGACCCAGAACAGCGGCCGGGCGCGGTTGTTGTACGCGATCTCCGGGCGCCACTGGCCTTCTTCGATCACGGCACCGGTTTCGGTCAGGTAGTCGCGCACCGTTAGGCTGGCCAATTCGGTCAGCATTGCGCCGGTTCCGTATAAAACGTAAAGCAGCGCCGTATCGCGCTCTGGAAATTCGCTGACTGCTGCAGCCACTTTAATGACGTGGCGCAGTTCTTTTTCTTCAACTACGGGTGCTTTCGCCATTCCGTATAAACTCCGTTTGCATCTCGAAACGATACTATAACGGAAATCTAGGCGAAAATCGCTTGAGAATCAGCGTCAGGATTGGAACAAAGGAAAGTAATCTGCGTTCCGATTGTTGCCGGTCGTCGGGTTAAAATGCCGCATCAGATCTGGATAATATTAGACAGGCATTAGACAATTGGACAATACGCCTATAAAAAACAATGACTTAAAACACACCCCTATGATGCAGCAGAATCAGGGTAAAATTGCATAAGCGTTTGTTTTTATTTGTTTGTTATGTGTTGATTTGTCTAAAACCAATATCGCAGAATGAGCCAAAAAACCTATAAGAATCAAAGCGGCAAAAAAGAGTATTAGACAGGGTTTTGTCGGAAAACGGGCGTAAAAAAACCGGCGGATGGCCGGTTTATTTTTTGCTGCTACGGGGTAGTGCCGGTGGGTCTGCGGTTGGGGTGTCGCGCAGTCGGATGTAGATCTGGGTGGTGCGGCGGTCTGTGTGGCCGCCGAGTGTTTGCGCGTTGTTGCCCTGGCGCTCGGTGTCGGTCATGCCCTTTGCGCGCAGGTCGTGCAGGTGGGCGTCTGCCACGCCGGCTGCGGCGCAGGCTTCGTCCCATTTGTCGCGCACGGTGCGGTATTCGCGGGCCTTGCCGGCGCGGGCGGAGAACAGGTAGATGCTGGCAACGCGGCTTTTGGCCTTGGTGGCTTTTGCGGCGGCGATAGTCTGCTCGATGTCGGGCGTCATGCGCACCAGTAGCTTGTTGCCAGTTTTCTGCTGCTGAAACGAGATGCCGTCAGCGCTGATGTCGCTGAGGCGTATAGTCAGCACGTCGTTGATGCGCTGCGCGGTCAGGTAGCACATATCTATGATCGGGATAAGCCAGTCAACAGCCTGAGCGCGGATGGCGGCGAATTCCGCGTCGGTAATGTAGCGGTCTCGGGCGGTCTCTCGGTGGCGCTTGATACCGATGCAGGGGTTGCTCTCGACGATTTGCCATTCGACGGCAAACTGAAACACGCTGCGCAAAAACGACAGGATGCGGTTGGCCATGTTGGGTGTATCGGCCAGCTCGGCCTTGATGGCGGCGACGTGCTTGGGGCGCACCTGCTCGGGCGAGAATTCGACCAGTATCTGTTTCAGGCGCTTGGCGGCAAGGCGGTACTGTTTCAGGGTGTTTTCTGACAGGTCTTTGGCCATGTGTGCCAGCGCCTTGTCGATCAGGTCGGCCATGCCGGTGCCGGGCGTCGGGCTGGCGAGTAGCGCGTAGGCCTGCAGCGCTTCGGGCAGGTTGTCTGCCAGGCGTTCCCATTTGCCTTTTTTTACGTACCAATACGCGCCGTGCTTGTGGTAGACGCAGGCTGGCAGGTGGCGGTCGGCTTTACGTGGCTTCATGGCTTAAAAGCGCAACTGCGGGCCGCTCGGTTCGGCCTTGGCGCTGGCGCCAAAAATGCCCAGCACGGTGGCGCGCATCACGCGCGGCATGCCATCGCCGCCGATCAGAAACGGGATGTGCTGCGCTTTCAGCCAGCGCTGCTGCGCTTGATGCTTCTGGTAGCCGGTCATTTCTATCAGCTCTGCGGCAGTCAGGAACATGATATTACCTCTTACGCGGCCTGCTGCGGCCATTCCTGCTGGCCGTGGTTAATGCCGGCTTGAGCCTCGATGGCGCGTTCGATCATGGTGCGGAGTGTGGCTTTTTGGCCGTCGCTCGGATGGCTGTAGTTGGGGCCGGTGAGTTCGCGGGCCAGGCGATCTATCAGGCTTTGCCATGCGGCGTGGCGCGCGGTGGCGAAATCGCGTAGCGGGTTCGGGCCGGCATGCACCGGTCCTGCGTGGCCGCTCCAGCCGGTTATGTGGCAGTCGGCGTGGTGATAGCCGGTGGCGTCGCAGCCGATGCCGATTTCCATGCGCCAGCCCTTGTCGGTGATTGTTTCGAAATAGCAGTCCTGCGTGCGTAGCGCCCGCGGGTTTGTCGGGCTGATCCGGGCGAGCGGCAGGGTTGCTGTTGGCTGCGCTGGGGCGATGTCGAATAAGGCGAGCTGGGTCATTTGCCGGTCTCTCCGTCGTAAAACGCCGTCTTCCCCTGCAGTATCAACGCAATCGCCCGGTGCTGATCGGCGGAGATGGCGCCGGCGGTGTGGATGCTGCTGCCGGTGGCGAGCTTGGCGCTGTAGACAAAAAACACTGTGCCTTCTCCCGGTTTGCCATCTGGCATGGTGATGCGTGGTGCGGTCATTTCAGTGTCTCCAGTAGTTGATTCATTGCGATCTCGCTGTTGTGCCGGCCTTTGACCTTGGCCAGATTGCGGGCCGCTTTTTCTATAGCGATAAGACGCTTGCACCTTTCTACTGCCACTGGCGTGGTAAAGTGGAACGGTGCAATATCAA